TTGGCCTGCATGACGATCTCAAAGGCCTGCGCCGTGTCCGACTTGGCAAAAGAACTCTTAGGCTGGGACGCAGCCTTTTGCACCACATCCTTGGCCTCGAAGAACTTCATCGCCTCGCCAGTGATGGCGTGGATGTCTTTACCGAGCTTGATAGCTGCCTGAACGCCCTTGACAGCCGCTTGAGCAGTGGCGAAGGCCGTTATGGGGTCTATCAAAATTTACCCCTTGTGCATCCAGTGCGTCAGATAGCCGATGATGGTGGAAACCGCCGAGATAATTGCCATGCCGACCCACAAGCCACCACGCCCTTGATTGGCAAGGGCGAGCAGCTCTTCCATACCGGCCTCTAACTTGTCCACCTTCTTGTCAAGGTCTTGGACTTTTTGCCAGAGAGCACCGTACTTGATTGGGTCAAAATCGGCGTTCACGTCAGTCAAAGCCTCTTAACGTCTTAGCAAGACGAGCCCTCTGGCCGAGCTTGCCGGGCGCCTTAGCGGCCTTGTCCAGCTTCTTGGCTGAAATCTTTTTGCCCTCGGGAACATGCAGCGCAGACTTGAGTGCGCCGGGTTTCTTGATTGCACCTGCGATCCAATTAGGCATCTGTGCTCTCCTTGGGTGTTACATCAGTTACAACCTCAGTATTGGCAGCTTGCTCGGCATCCAATTGAGCTTTTGCAGCTTCAATTTGAGGCATCGCTTGGTCGCGAATTAAAGCCATTAACTCAACTACGTGCATGTATGGCAGGTTAGCCAGCGCGTTCAACAAGTCATTCATCTTGTTGAGCTTGAGGGTAAAAGTTACGTCGATATTTGCATCCATTTTTTTTCTCCTAATTTAAGAAGACCACTGCTCCGTTGGGATGGTAGGCCAATTCACCGTTGCATCGGGTGGGGACACCGCGATGGCGCGAATTGTATTGCGGTATGAAGCAAATTCCGAGGCATTGATCAAGTGAGGCGTATTGGCAGTATTGGTAACACTGGGAAGCTCCGACCAGTCAGTTGCGACCAGCAGAGACACCGCCTGCGCCTTATTGGCCGATGAAAGAGACGGAGCAACCAACTGCCCATCCACCACGGTGTAGTCAAAGACCTTGCTTGTGTCAAAACCTTCGGGGGCCACGACCCAAGTTTCTGGCCCTTCGTACTCATCCGTTGCTGTGGCGACGATGCGGGTACCTTGATGCAGGAGCTTCATAGATTGGGCGCTCCAAGAGTAAGGTTGCTGTTATAGTTTGCAATTAAAAACAAAAAATTATTTCCTGTACCCGCATACCATTGTTGGCCACTAAATAACCCTGTAGAAACAGATTGACCAGTCCATGTAATGCCATCGGTAGAATAATAAATAGAGCTACCTGTACTAGGTACAGCCCAATAATATCCGTTGTAATAGGTAACATATTTAGTAGCAATAGAAAGGGATTTAGTCCAACTTTGTGATGACCCAGTGCCACTAAGCGTGGTATACCACGTACCATCATTAACAGCAACCACTGCCGTAGTGCCGTTTGTAGCGATTGCATAAGCGGTGGTAGTTAAGTTAGTAACTCCTATACTCACTATTGACCCCGAAGGGTTGGTAGCTGAGCACTTATAAACCTGAGGGCCAGCCCCTCCTATAAAATAAAAATAACCATTAGTAGATGCAAACGGTATACCCCAATTATCGCCAGCCGAGCCCATGGTCGAAGTTGCCGTAAAAGAAACCCCATTATTTGTAGAGTACGCCCAATTGTTTGTAGCGCTTGTACTTCCAGCATACTGTGGATTAAGAGCACTTGAAGAAGTAACAACAATAGTACTACCTATGTTAGCCATGCCAGACCAACGTTCACCTGTTGCAAGAGAAACATAAGACCAATTTGTTAAATCGGTTGAATACATTGCATAAGAATTATTTTGGGTCATCCCTAAAAGTGCCCACCACTTACCATTTAAGTATCCAATCCATTGAAACGCATTTAAAGTATAACTTGTGCCCGGATTAGATGAGTTATTTCCAAAAAAATACGGATTTTGTACTGTTGTCCAGTTCAATGCGTCTGTGGAAGTAATATAGCCTCCAGCAAAACCAACAACCCATGTGCCATTCCCGTATGCAACATTAGAACTAATTTGAGGAGTAGCAGTGTTGTAGTACGTCCAACCATATGATGGGTCTCTAGTTGCGCCACTGCTGGTGGTAGATGTATCCACATAGACGCCTAATGTGCCGCTGCTTGCTGCACAAGATACAGAAGTTGATCCGCCACCGTTACTCAGGACAGTAGCCTGATTCCATGTAATACCATCTGTTGACCATGAATTTCTAGCGGTAGCGCCTCCGGTTTTGTTAAGCGACGTAAAGTACCCATTGACGTATATAACAGAACACCATTGTTGAAGTGCATAATTGGAACTTGCTACCCAGCTTGTGCCAGTCGTAGAATAAATAACAGTGCTATTAGCTGACCCGGCTGCTACACCGCCACGGGTTGTTCCGCCAGAAACTGCCACAAACCTTGAATTCCCATATGCGACGCTTTGATAGGGCGCATTAGAGGCTGAAGTCATACTAGCCCACGTCACGCCGCCATTTGTGGAATATGCTGTTGCAGTTGAATTTCCAGAATACCCCGCAACCGCTACAAAATAGTTTGTAGCACTTATAAGTCCGCCTGCTATGGATATCCAAAGTGCGGAGTTAGGAAGAGCGCCGCCAGCAACAAAAGACGTGCCAGTCGTAGAGTATGCTGTAGCGGTAGAAACGGCACTGCCGCCAGCGATTGCAACAAAAGTATTATTTGCAAAGGCAATAGCAATCCAAGTGCTGGTCGATGGCATGGCTGCGGAAGTCCAAGACACGCCATTATTCGTAGAGTAATTAAATACGCTTGATGTTCCTGTAAGACCCGCAAACAAAGTAATCCAGTAGTTTGTGCCGCCGATATTTCCAAAAGCAATTGCTGAAGCCGTAGTCAAGGTCATTGACCCGCCAGCCGTCCAGTTCACGCCATCAGATGATATGTAAGGTGTTGCGCTGTTGTTAGCCACGGCAATAAAAACGCCATTGCCATACGCAATACCTGTGTACTGAAGTGAAGCAAGTTGTGTTACGGCAACGTTTGTTTGTTGTGCTGATGCAGTCCAAGTATTAATTGGATACCAAATAGATGGCGACCCACCAATCAAAGAACCAAGCAGTGTTCGGTAGGATGTTTGCAAAGTTGTTCGGATACCAGCATTACTACTAAATACGTTATTAACTACCGAGCTTGCACCCAAAGCAGCAGAAGCTAATGCTGAACCATTAATGGTACTCAATGCTGTTCCAGAAGCGCCAAGAACGGTCACTTGCCCCGGAAGCTGCAAAATCCCATTAAAGTCGGAGTAGATGCCGCCGTTTGTCAGGTATTGCTGAAGTTGGGCGCTGTTAGTGTTCCCTGCTTCAATTGAATTCATTAAGCGCATTGCGCGAACCATTGGCATATTAATGCTCCTTATGAGGATTTGATAACAACTACCCGAACCGTTGCAGTAGTCCAATTAGCAGCGGCAGCAGATGCGTTGTTGTAATAAACGGTAACAACATTGGCGGCAGTTACTGAGGCAAAAATTGAGATACGCCCACTTGCATCTAATGAGTTTGATGGGCTAACAAAGACAGCATCCCCAGTTGCCGCTCCCGGAACAGATATATTTTGGGTTGATTGGCTTATTGCACTTAATGAATTTAAAGAACCTCCCGCAGATGCAAACAAAAGTCTGCCCGGCGTTTTCATTGCACCATTTGAATAAGACGCTGCGTATAAGGCTTCAAAATCAGGCAATTGCCAGTTATTGACTAAATCCCAATGCGGGTACTCAAGCAGCCAAGCGCCATTACCTGTCAAGAAGCATGACTCGTCATCATCCATCGCTTGATAGGTGTTGACGTTGTTGTTGTCCAGAATCTGACTGTTGCTGTTGCTATAGACAAACAGGCCCAAGCTGTCTACCAAAGCCTGTGCCCCATCCTGCGGCGACCAATTGCGCAGCAAGCCGCGCTGGTCGTAGGTGTAATACGGCAGTGCCGTATTTTTGGTAAACGACTGTTGGAACATATTAGTAGGTGCCGCCAAATGCGAACACGTTCACGTTGGTTGCAACTGTCTGCGAGATGTACACGGTGTATGTCGGTGGCAAAGTCAAAGCCGTATATCCGCGAGACACATAGGCACTATCCACCGTGGTAGTGGACGTGATGGCGGCGATGTCGATTTGATCAAACAAACGCGATGTGGTGCCATCGTTAATCCAAATATAAATTGTGGATGCTACTGTAGTACCTTGGGCACGCACTGTAATGTTGTCAACACGAGTTCCATTGGTGGAAGTGGGGACAAGTAAAGCAAGTCCAGCCGTACCAGTGATGTTGGCACCAGTCGTAATAGGTGTTGCGCTGACAAGAGAGTTTGTCGCCACTATGGGCGTCAACGGAAAAATGGGGGATGTATTTGCAGCCATTAAAAGCCTCCGTAAGATTGATCAAGCGTAATAAGTAAAGCTGGCGGGGTGGCTTGAACAACGGAACTAGCGTCCACCCAAGTTGGCGCGCTACCAGTTCCGTTAGTTTTTAACACCTGACCAGACGTACCGTAGCTGCCATTAAAGGCCACGGCGTTTGTTGGTGCAATTGTCAGCGAATCAGCCGCATTGTCGTTGGTCACCAAGCGCAGGTAGTTGCTCGACTTCGTACCGATCACCAAGTCCGTGCTGATGGAGTACATGTACACCACATTTGCGGCTTGGAATGGGCCAGTACCACTGTATGTGGAACTGTTCATGCCGAAGTCGCCGTAGTAGGTCGATGCCGTACCAAGGTTGTTGGAGACAATGAAGTCTACCGATGCCGACGATCCGCTGTTGGTGTTCTGGATGATCTTCTGCGCATAATTGTTTACCGAAGTCGCATACGACGAGAAGATGTTTACGTCCGAATAGCTCAACGTGCCATAGTTGATGGCGCCAGTAGCAGCCGATCCTGTTATCGACCCATTGGCCGTCAGCGTAGCGCCAGTCACCGATGTGGTGGCAGTAATAGATGTCCCCGCAGATATAGTTGTACCTGCTGATACCGCTGTAGTGGCCGAAACCGATGTACCGGCGGAAACTGATCCTGTAGCCGAAACATTGGTTGTGCCAAGTGTGTTTGTGCTACTGTTGAACGTCAGATTGGCGTTAAACGTGGTTGTGCTCACGCCGCTTTGGAATGGAATCTGGTATTGAGCACCGCCGCTGATATTGGCAGTAGTGGTGGCTGCTGGAGCGCTAACCCATGTTAAGTTGGTGCCATTCCAGCCAAGTACTGTTCCAATGACAGTTGGCGCAGCCACAAAGGAAGTTGCCCCGGCTCCGCTCTGATATACCACTTGGTTTGTAGTACCGCCAGCAACATTCGTCGCGGTAGTAGCCGTGGTGGCAGTAGTGGCCGAGCCTGCCGATGTCGCAAAGCCTGCGGTGGCTGCTACGCCTACGGTTAAGCTGGCCGGGTTCACATAGGTTGGGTTCGTGCCGTTGGACACGAGGACATAAGTGTTGGCACCGATGGCCAATGCAGTAGGCGATGTGCCATTGGAATAGAGCAACGACCCCGCTGCGCCAATGGAAGCATAGGCAGGCACTGAGCCGTTGGCGTACAGAATCGAGCCCTGCAAACCAATGGCCAAAGACGTAGGCGCCGTGCCGTTGGTGTAAACAATCGCCCCGGCAGAGCCCAAGGTGGCGTAGGCAGGCAGCGAGCCAGTGGAATACAGCAGGGAATTGGACGCACCGATGGGTAGGTAGGCTGTGACGCCGGTAGCGCTCTGGTAAACCACCGAGCCCGCAGAGCCGCCGGGCAAATTACCCGTCGAGATCGCGCCATCTGCAAGAATGGTCACCGCATTGGTGTTGGCGTTTTTGTAGTACAACTTGCCGTTGTAGGCGTTAATTGCCAACTCACCATAGGCAAGGTTTGACGCCAACGGTACATTACCGCTGGTGGTGCTGTAGTAAAGCTGTAAAAGGGTGCCGCCAGTTGCTGCCATGTTGTACCTCAACGACCCGGATCAGGGATGTAGCCGTCCACCAAACCGCCATAGGGATACGACGGGTCTGTCAGATCATTCAAGGGCTGATCTGGACGGGGGTATTGTAGGGTAATCTTCTCGGTTTTGCGAGCGGGAAGACGATATGGGTCTTTCTCATCCGCGCATCCTTCTTGGCATACCTTGAGCCCCGGGAAATTGGGGTCGGGCATGGCCTGAACGATGGGACGCTTCATCTTGCAACGATCGCAGATAAAGATCGCAATCGACGCATTCCCAGTGGTATCAAGGAAACGAGGCATGGATTACCTCGTGTAAACCGAGATGTTAGGGGCAAAGTAGATCGGCGACTTGTCGCGCTCCTCTTGCTCGGCCATGATGAAGTATTTCTCGGCTTGGCCTTCCAGATACTGGATGCGAGTTAAGTCCACCGCAGGCAACTCCAAGCTCATCTGGTGAGCCAGCATGCTTTGGATAGCCAGCAACCAGCGATCAGGGATGGCCAATTGGCCGCTCAAGGCGCCCACGTCCTGAATCTGGCTGGAGTACCACACCGTCATCTGGTAGAAGGCGCTCTGGGGCGTTGGCCACAGGGTGATGGTGGCCTGAGGGATTGTGCGGTTTAACCAGAACTGAAACGGCTGGTTGGCCGTGAAGTTCTTGTTGGGCAAATTGGTGTAGTCATCGCGATTTAATCGCGCCATGGTGATCTCGGTCGAGTTCACGCCGAGGTACCACTCGCGGATGGCCAGCGTGGTGCCGCCAAAGGCTTGGATGCGGTAATACTGCACGTTGGCGCCCGGGTCGATGTCCTGCCATATCCATTGGCCGTCGGTCACTGTAACGCCTGTGGCGGTGTACAGGGTCGTCCAATTGGTGCCGTCGGACGATGACTGGTAGTAGTAGCTCCAAGTGGCCGAGCCGCCGCCAGCGACGTAGGGCATCAG